ACAGAAAGGGATGAGTACTGAGCCGGAAGGAGCTAGTATGAAACCCAAATCTTTTTCGAGTAACGAAGTTACACAAAGGAGCAGTAATGATGTGAGTACAGACTCATCTCAGTACCGATCTTCAAACTATTTTTCAGAAGCCGAGCTTATCAGAAGGAATCAAGCTCTTGGTGATAGTTGGGAAGGTGCGCTGGGTAATGCTATCAGCACGAGTGTCGCTCGCGCTAATCTGGACCATTCTTACGCGTTCCACGAAACTGGAGTTAAAAGAGTTAAAGGCTGGTGGGCAATAGCTCGAAAGCTATTGGGTACATTGAACGAGTACGTCCGCGTGCCACTTCAGAACGTACTCATTCAACAGGGTTTAGGATCTGAAGTGTCAGTTGCTATCCCAAATAATCTTTATGAGGAAGTTGCGGCATTTTTATTAGATGCTTCAGCTTTACTTCCTTCAGCGACAGAGCTGCTGTATGACCAAGAAGCGAACGCTCGTCTCGACGATCTTTACGATACATATGAGGCGTATTTGGATGCACATCCTAGGGCTGGGGCTCTGACAGGAGTTAATGGCGGCAAAGTATCCAGAGATGCTTTCAAAGCTAATGTTTTAGAAACTATCGATTATGCTAGGAAAAGAAAAATTACCAGATCGATAGAACCTGACACTCTGTTGCATTATTTTTCGACCGTAGTGATCCCCACCGCTTTAACTGTACCTAGTGAATCTGAATTGATGAGCCTGATCAGTCTGTGTCGTGATACACATACTATGATGCTCAGCAACGTTAATCCTACTATCGTTCATAGCAGCTTACGCGACAATGAATTCGTGTTGGCTGGCGCTACGATAAACAGGGCGCTTACCAATCCATACACTGTATCAATGCGTACTCTGGATGCTATCAATATGTACATGGGTGCTAATCAGTATGTTAAGAACGACGCAACAGGTGCTCCTAACGTGGTATCTAAATCAGATGATAGATTAGTGTACCTAAACTGGGAAGGGAACGCAGAGGAGACGATGGGTTCTTGGCACATATGCGACCTTGTATCGCCTCTAGAGAATTTACCCGATTTGGATCTCCGCGACATATATCGTTGCTATATCTACTGTATATCGGTATTCTCCGGCGAAACACTGCAGGTTACTAGTGTGGAGACGCTCCGTAGGTATCATACTATCGGTTTATCCTACGTGCCAGCTCTCGCCATGATCGAGCGCGGCGCAGGGGATTTAAGTGATGATGAGATAGGCTCTTTAGTGAGACGTATCATCACCTTCTTCTACGTTAGAAACATTCTGGGTAGAAACAAGGGCCCGATAGCCAACGAACTCGACGCTAAGTATCAGCAGAACTTGTTCCGGGCTAGAGAGGCTGTAGACTTGGAGGGTGTCACTCATTTCTTATCATCGTTAGGAGGTTGGTTTGATGCATTAGGCGATACCAGCGCTTTCTTTAATGAACTGCTACGTACTCGCGATATTTTTACGCAGACTCCCGCGCTTAGAGAGAAATTAATCGAGAAACTGGATAAGTTCATTGTAGCTAATATGAGTGAACCTGAGAAGACTGGCGTCATGCGTTCCTCTTCAGGACCCGGTTATTTGTCCGATATAAACCGGCTCCTTGAAAGGATGACCCCAGGCTTCAAAGCTTTTTCTTATTCGCTAGAACCATACGCCGATGACGTGGATAAACCCCAGTTGCCTATTCCGTTATCTGCTAATGGCCAGGGATATATATCTTACTCACTCGTAAATAGAGTAAAATCTCCAAATTTCCATCATACTACGATGAATTGGCTGTTCTCTACTTCTAATTATGTGGGCAAGTTTAACTCAGAGACACTATTAGTGACTACGCTCCCTTCCTTGGGCGGTACCTCATTCGATAATTACTTTACATTCTTGAGTTCTTCTGACATGAAAAGCAAGTACTTCGTTTTCTTACACAAGAGAGCGTCTTATAAGCAGATCACTAGGTTGCAAGATGTGGCGAGTATCGGCGGTCTTGATGTATATATTCAGCCTAGCATGCTAAAGAGTATCGGAATGATATCACACGGAGACTACAACGACAATACTTGGGTAGCGTCAGTTCCTACTGTGGATCCTAACCTGCTAATATTAAGATGTAAGAGAAAGTTTGTATTAGAGGAGTTCAAGATACCTTCTACTGACAAATTCGTCGCCTTTTCAGATTGGCCTAGCTTGGGTGTTAAAATCGAGCAGACGCACATTGAGGTAGAGCAAGAGCATCTGAAATTCTTGAATGAGGCGGTAGTTGCTCATGACAGCCGCATGAAGTGGAATATCAACAGCTCTAGCGTGGCAGTGCCGACCAATAAGATTAACAAACCCGATATGCCAGAAAATGAGGAGACTTCGGGTGATTTAGATAACAAGGCTAACAGTTCAGACGTTACTGACACGGCCACAATGTAAAACTTATGCCTGAATTCTTCACTCCTGAACAAATGCAGAAGCTCTGTCAACCTATGTATAAACCATTCGCTAAGGCGGCTGATTATGCGCAGTTACCTGGCAAGACTAAAGCTATGCAATCTACGTACGGTAGGTCCGTTTTTGCGAAAGTGAAGACCGCCCAACTAGATCAGAGTGATTTAGAGGCACTGAAGAAGGAGAGCGAAGGTGTGATCAAGAGATTATCAGCTTTCGCTCCCCTCTTCCGACTAGATCACGAAGACAAGGTCAAGAGGATGGGTAACCTGAGAGCTGGTGTCGTTACACCCGCTTTCGAGCAAGCAGGATTCGTAATACCACGTGACGGCGTTCGATATCCACCAAGTGATAAGGTTAAGAAGGAGATAGTCGCGTACTGGAAGCCGTTCTTTAAACAGGGGCAACAATTAGTCACACCGGCAGATCTTCGATTTGTTGTGAATGCTAACTTGTGCTATCCTATCATCTCGAATCTGGGTATTAACAATACCGTAATTTTCTCTGTGTTCGCAATGCAGGCCTTAGCTATTAAGCAGGGTAAGTATACGATAGCTGACTTAATTCGCGCTGAGGAAAGTAGATATGGCCCTAGGTTCGCGGCACAATTCTCACGGGTTGCGATGAAGGGTAAGCCATTGCGTATCGTCCTTAAGGATGGTTCTTATGTGGAACAATACGGGCTAGCTGGCGCGGATAGACTTGTCGCTGGTGTGGAGAAGAAGTTCCACTTCATTCTGCGCGAGTATACCAAGCCCTTCGTTAAAGGCGCCCTATTGAGTGGGCATCACGCTGTTGACGATGTAAAGACAGCGCAGTGGATTCGTAAATGTCAAGATGATGGCTATGAGGTATTTTCATGGGATTCGAAACAATTCGACCTTCATCATGGATCCGAGCGCTTAAAAGCCTACATAGATATATTCTGTGAGGTAAGTGGCGCCCCGAAAGACGTATGCTTAGCCGGTTCATTCTCTCCGCAGATGATCAAGAGTACATTTGGCACGTGGATTTATGATGATCCTGATTGGTCGCAACTACTGTCTGGTGACCCGTTAACTACAATCATGAATCTAATAGGCGTTGTTACTATGGTAGCGTCCTTCTGCGAGCAGACTGGTAACACATGGTCCTATGATGGCGGGACGTCACTACGGTTTAAGAGCTGGGGTGATGACATGGTCGTTGCAGTAAAACAGGCGTCCACTAAGAAGCAGTGGATTGACTGGTGTACTAAGAATACCTGCCCCGGAGAAGAAGAACCGCGAATTGCCTTCCTCGGAAAATGGTACGATAGTAATACGAAGAAGATGTGCTATTATGATGAGTCCTTGATCAAAGGAATAGACCCGAGCGCCACGGAGAGCTTAAAGACCGTGTGGAGTCGCAGACTCGGAATAGTCGCTCGTCTTCAGCTAGTTAGCGACCCTGAGAAATTGTTCTCATTTATGGAGCGCAACTGGTTCGAAGAGGCTTGGGGTCCTAGATTTACGATGCAAGACCTCAGTTCAGTAGCGACA